TTGAATGATGGCACACCTTTAGTTTGTAAAAATTTAGGACTTGTGCAATATCTCCAAGCTATAATTATTTTAGCTCAAAACCACAAAATAAGACAAGATGATGTTGTCAAACGATCTAATGAATTTGACGTAATGTCTATGTGTGGTAAATGTTCTTTACCGCAACCAATTTGTACTTGTAAAGTGGTTCCGCATGGTTTTGATGATATCGGTGACATAGTAGTAAATGCTGCAAAAACATCAGTAATGAAATATGTGAAAAAGTGGATTAATCCTGTCTCATATTTTTCTGATTGGTGTGGTTTTAAGCCTCTTAAAACTGCGGCGACGTTACAGTTATCAAATGAGTTTTCACATGCTTTGAATACTCATTGTACTCCATTACTTATTTCTTTGACACCACAATTCTTATTTGATACTTCATTGTTTCAAAGAGCTATTGGTATGTGGCAGCATTCAGCTGTTATGTATGATCTAAAGAAGCCTATGAAAATGGGTTTATTTTTAGGTGCTGGTATGTTAGGTATTAGTTTATATAAAAAGAATACTAGCATGGTAGTCGGTTCTTGTTTTGGAACATGGGGTTTCTCTATGATTATGTGGAGTCATTATCGAGCAAGGTTGAGGTTATTGCAGTCTGAGTATTTAAACAGACGCAATGCTTTACCCGCTCTAATGGATTCTTCAAAGAAACAACATGTAGTTAAGGGCACTTTTATGGTTGCTGCTTTATTGGTTGGACTTAAGATGTTCAAATTGTGGAACAATGCACGATTAGCATCAGCTAAAGTGCAACCAGCAGGTAATATCACTCCAGAAAATATGGAATCAAATCCAGGTTGGTTTGGTTTTATGATGTCAAAAGTTGGCATTAAAGTTGGAGTCCAAGATGCTTCAAAGAGAGCTACACCTGCACAAGTAGTAGAGACACTAAAGAAAAATAATTTATTTTGGGCCGATTATAAAAGATCAGATGGTACAACAGCAAAATGCAATATCTTCTTCCCTCGAAAAAGCGTTGCTTGGTTTCCTGAACATATGTTTTATCCAGGTTGTGATTTTACTAAGAAAGCATGTAAAAGTTTAGAGATTACTGTACATCGTCATAATGATGTAGGAGGAAAATTTACTTTTAAAACAGAATTAGCTTTTTGCAGTACAAATCCTGAATTAGATTTGGCATGTGCTTATGTTCCAAATTGTCCAGATTTACCTGATAAAATGAAATGGTTACCTACTACGTTACCTTCTGGTACGTCTACTTGTACGTTTTTAGTACGAAAAGGTGATACTTTTTCAACTGACAATATCAGTGTTGATCATTGTAAAACTGGCCATAAATATAGAGAATTTTATGGTGGAACTTATGGAACTGATTTAGCTGAAAATGGTGCTTGTATGGCAACATTAGTATTAGACCAAACTAACCCAGTTATTATGGGTTTCCATATTGGTGGAAACACCGCACACAAATTATGGTCTGGTTCTTATGGTGTTATGCAAACAATAACTCTCCCTGTTGCTGAAAAATTGATATCAGATTTATCTAATATTCCAGGAGTTGTTTTATCAACAGTTGGTGGTGAATTACCAAAAACTCAATATGGTATTAAGATTATTGAGTCTGATAAAATTCATCCTCACTGCATGGCTTCAAAATTGACAAGTGAAAATTTTGTTGAAGTTATGGGGAGTACGCGATTAAGATCTAAGCAAAAATCGCGAGTAGGTCCTTCAATTCTTAGTGAAGCTGTTACAGAAGTAACAGGAATTGAAAATCAATGGGGACCTGCAAAATTAGAGCCAAATTGGGCAGCGTATAATGCTACCCTAGAACATATATGTAACCCAACAGATCATTTTGAACCATCTGTACTTGAAAGGGCTCGTCAAGATTGGTTACAACCTCTTATTAGTAAAATGCATGATTTCAAGAAAACAAGAGAATTTCGAGTTCTCACTGATAAAGAGGTAATAATGGGCATAGATGAGGTAAGTTTTATAGATCCTCTCCAAATGTCCACTGGCATGGGTTTTCCTGTATTTGGTCCTAAAAAGAATCATTTCACAGAAACACGAAATGGTGAAGTACTAATTGACCGAAAACCCAGTGCTCAAATTCTACAAGAAGTAGAACGATTATGTTCCTGTTGGAAACGTAATCACAGAGCGTATCCGATAAATACGGCTACTTTGAAAGATGAACCTACAAAGTTGAGTTCTTCAAAAGTACGTGTTTTCCAAGCTATACCAGTAGCTTTTAGTATGATGATACGCAAATATTTTCTTCCAGTTGCTAGATTTTTAACTTTGCATCCAGAATTATCTGAATGCGCTGTGGGTGTTAATTCTTTCTCAGATCAATGGGATAAATTAATGACACATGCAGAAAAATATAGTCATGAGAAGAAAATGTTAGGATGGGATTATTCCAAATACGATGTTCGTATGACATCACAAGTAGTTCGCGCTATTTTAATATCTTATATTGAGATATGTAAAGCAGGCGGGTATTCTGAGAGTGATTTAACATTAATGCGAGCAATGATCGATGATATGACTCATCCTACACTGGATTACAATGGTGTGTTACTTAAAACATACAATGGTAATCCATCTGGTAACAACATCACTGTTAATATAAACAGTACAGCAGGATCTTTATATGTACGTATGGGTTTCTTTAATGAATTTCCAGACGCAACAAGTTTTAGAGATTGTGTTAGCGCTATGACATACGGTGATGACTTTTACGGTAGCGTTCTTCAACAATACGAAGCTTTTAATTTTAAGTCTTTTAAAAAATTTTTAGCTAGTGTGGGAATGAAAATAACACCTCCTGATAAAAAAGAAGGAGAAGATGTTGATTTTCTACATGTTGATACTTGTGATTTTCTTAAAAGAAAATCTCAATACATTCCTGAAATTAATACAAGAATTGGAAAATTAGATGAAATGTCCATTTTCAAATCTTTGCATTGCAACGTTAAATCTAAGAATGTAACAGAACGCGAAGTAGCTACTTCATGTATAGAAGGTGCTATGCATGAATGGTTTGCTCATGGTAGAGAAGTATATGAATTGAGAGCAAAGCAAATGCGAGAAGTTTGCGCAAAAAATTCTTTACCAGTTCCAGCTACACATGTTACTTTTGATGAAAGAGTAACACATTGGTTGGAAAAATATACTTAAGGTACACATCCTATTTTGCCTGAAATAGTTGTACAAAATTGTAAATTATACGTTTTTACGTATGTGTATATTAGGCAGTATTCACACTTTAAAATCCTTTCACAAATTGGCGTAATGTGGTTCCGCGTAGTCTAAGATCCACAATGTTCACACCGTCGGGGTGGATAAATCCGATAGGGCCGGATGGCCTGATCTATAGCTTATGGTTCGTGATGGGCGCATATATGTGTCGCCTTTCATATAAAATGTATATAAAAACTTTAGCTATAGAATGTAAAACTAGTCCTGACACACGAGATGTCGGGAGAATGAGTGTCGAATGTCACTCACAAGAAGTACCAAGTACAACCATGGATTCACAAAATGTATCAATGGGACAAGGCACTGATACTTTTCAAAATGTAAAATTTGTTGATACCAACTCCGGTTTTTTAGTCGATTCTGGTGGTAGAGCAGATCCATTGCGTGATCAAGCTCTCATTTCAGACGCTTCACTTGCTGAATTTTTCAGCCGACCCGTGAAGATAGCTACCTACGACTGGGACGTTGGTTCTGGCATACATCAAGCTTTGAATCCTTGGTCTTTATATTTTCAAAATGGACGAGTTCTTAATCGTCTTGCTAATTATAGGTTATTACGTTCAAAATTGCACATTAAGGTTACCATTAGTGGTAACGCTTTTCATTATGGGCGATTAATATTATCCTATAATCCTTTTCCTAATAGGGACTCGCTGACAACAGTGAGAACCTATGTGGACACAGATTTAGTTGAGGCTTCTCAACGCCCACATATTTATCTTAATCCTACTTGTTCGCAAGGAGGAGAAATGATATTGCCCTTTTTCTATTATAAAAATTTAATTGATATTACTTTATCAAATTGGTCAGAAATGGGTGCATTAACATTACATGAACTACAATCCTTGAAACATGCTAATGGTGCTTCAGACACAGTTACTATTAACATTTTTGCATGGGCTGAGGAAATTAAGTTCGCTGTTCCTACACAAACCGAACCCTCAACCTTAGCAAATCCTCAAGGCTTGGAAGTGGTACTTCCTCAAGGAGATGAATATGGTGTGGGTCCTATATCAAGAGTTGCTGGTGTTGTGGCTGCTGCTGCAGGCAAACTAACAACGATACCTATTATAGGGCCTTTTGCTAGATCTACAGAAATAGGTGCGTCAGCTATGGGCGCACTCGCTACTCTATTTGGTTATTCACGACCTGTTAATTTAAAACAGGATAACTTTAGACCAAATACAACTAACTCTTTAGCCACTACTAATATTGACGACCAGTGTACAAAATTAACTGTCGATGTTAAACAAGAGTTAACAATTGATCCCACTACAGCTGGATTGGATCCAGTTGACGAGCTAGGTATCAATTACATAGCATCAAAAGAATCTTATTTTCGTTCTTTCCCATGGGCAGTAGGTACAGTAGCAGAAAACTTACTCTATAATATAGCTGTTGATCCTCGTGTTCATAGAAGGAATGTGAGTGAATATCACTTACCCGCTTGTGCTTATGCATCAGTTCCTTTTAAATATTGGAGAGGATCTATGAAATTTAGATTTCAAGTTGTATGTTCCCAATATCACAAAGGTAGGATAAAAGTGGTTTATGATCCTGCCAAAATTCCCACGAACACTACCGCAGAATATAATACTGCTTATACAACCGTAATTGACATTTCAGAAACAAGTGATTTTACCATCACAGTTGGCTGGGGTCAAGACACTACTTATAGAGAAATGATTCCTTTAGGAATTGTTGCTGAAACGGTTTTCAGCAGTGTTAATCCTTTGGTTTATACTAGTGGAGCTTCTAACTACGGCAATGGTGTGTTGTCAGTTTATGTTGTAAATGAACTGACTGTTCCTAACACTACAGCCAATAATGACATTGAGATAAATGTTTTTGTATCAGGAGGCGATGATCTTGAATTCGCCGTTCCAACTGCAGAAGTTTTATCTAAATTGAGATTGACAGCTCCAACTATAGTGGTTGAACCACAAGGGTGTGAAGAACCAGATTTACACACCCACAATATATCGGCAACTCTTCTATCTAAATTTAAATTGGTATTAGCTTCATTATTGTTTGGGCTCAAATTGTTTGAATTATTGGACCCATTTGAGGATGTAGAACCACAGGGTGAGGAGCAAGATATGGAATCACATCCAACTCAAGCAATGCATATAGATATGTTAGCTTCCCCTTCTACTTTGACAGATCAGACAAATTTGGTTCACTTTGGTGAAAGCATTCGATCATTCAGACAATTGATTAAACGTTATAATCTATATGAAAGAGTGTCTCTGAACTTGAATGCAGGTGCTGGGGGTTATTTTCTTCTTAAAATTGTGCGAGAAATACTTCCTCTCGAAGGAGGGTATACTGGCACAACTGGTGATTTTACGTATACTTTAGCTGATAACGACTATCATTACGCTTTTCTAACCTTACTCAAATATATTACTTTGGGTTTTGGTGGTTGGAGAGGTGGTACTCGTTGGATGTTTGAAACTGCAACCATTGCTAATGTCGATGGCAGTTCAAATTTAATGACAGTTGGAGTATACAATGGTACAGATCACAACAGTGAGACAGCTAACCTTAAGAACGGGGTAGATAGAACACCCCCTGGTGAAGCATTAGCAATGTCTTATGAAGAAAATATTGCTGGGCAAGACGGTATAATGCTCCAGAGTTCTAAAGTCAATACCAATACATCGGTTGAAGTACCGTACTACAGTAGATATAGGTTTACACCCGCTAAACAGCGCACTAACTATTCTTCTGTGGCCTTCGCTATGCCTGAGTTCGTGCAAGCGTTGGATTATTATGACCTTGGAGGCAAGGAACAAATGAAAGTTTATGTAGCTGCGGCTGAAGACTTTACTTGTTTCATGTATCTAGGTCCCCCAGTTTTCTATTATGAAAGCTCAATACCGTTCGTATAAACGAACAAGCACTGTGGGGTGTTAAAACTCACAACGTGAGCTGCTATGCAGCAACCATTCGAGAGTCCGAATGACGGCACACACGCAAAAAGTGTCGTTGGCAAAACATTCTATGTTATATAGTACTAATTTTTAATATCAGGTGTTTTCGCTTGATATGTCCTAGTAAGATTTCGATCCTAGGTTTTTTATGTACTCAATTTAAAATGTTTTGGCAGATGAACGTACTACAGTATATTAGATAGTCCACGTGACTTGGAACTAATTATACTGCTTCTGACTAATTTCCAAA